ATCGGCCAACAGCGAGTCGCAGTTGCGGTCGATCACTTGGGCAGAAGTCACCAAGTGGCTTGCGCTCATCATCAACAGCCACTGGTTTGAGGTATCGGCCACCCGGGTGATGCCCGCCAAGTGGATTTCCGAGCTTGTCGAGCGCGATTTGAAGAAGGGCACGCGCTACTGGAGCGTCGAGGGACGGCTTTGGAGCGAGGAAAACCCGGATGCCTACGCCGGTGTGCACAATTTCGACGGTGTTTTGGTCATTTTCGACGAAGCAAGCGGTATTCCTGACTCGATTTGGGCGGTGACAGCGGGATTTTTCACCGAAAACACGCCCAATCGCTTCTGGATGGCGTTTTCCAACCCACGACGCAACGAGGGCTACTTCTATGAGTGTTTCAACGCGAAAAGGGACTTCTGGCGCACGCAAAACATCGACGCGCGCACCGTCGAGGACACGGACAAAGCCGTCTACGAGCAAATCGTCGCGGAATACGGACCCGACAGCCCCCAAGCCCGAGTGGAAGTCTATGGAGAGTTCCCCTCCGACAGCGACGACCAGTTCATCAGCCCTCGGCTGGTGGACGAGGCTGCTGGACGGTCTGCGTACAAGGATACGGACTCTCCGGTCGTACTGGGTGTAGACCCGGCGCGCACCGGATCGGACGCGACGGTCATCGCGGTACGCCGCGGGCGCGACCTCATCGCGCTGCACCGCTACCGCGGTGAGGACACGATGGAGACGGTCGGGCGGGTCATCGACGCGATTGAGCAGTACCAACCGGCGCTGACGGTCATAGACGAGGGCGGCTTGGGCTACGGCATCCTTGACAGGCTCAAGGAGCAGCGGTACAAGGTTCGTGGCGTCAACTTCGGGTGGAAGTCGCGCAACCCCGCCGCTTGGCAGAACAAGCGTTCCGAAATGTGGGCGGACATGAGAGAATGGCTGCGTGTGGCGCATGTGCCACAGGACCGGATGCTCAAGGCCGACCTTGTGGGGCCGCACCAGAAGTTCAACTCCGCGGGAGCGATTCTGTTGGAAAGCAAGAAGGACATGAAAGCGCGTGGGCTGGCATCGCCGGATTCGGCGGATGCGCTAGCCGTCACGTTCGCCTACAAGGTCGCGGGGCGGGAGTACCGGCCCAAGGACCGCCGGGTGACGGTGCGCGAGGGTGCGTCCGGCCTCTCGGCTAGTTGGATGGGTGCCTGATGGCGCGCGATCCGGTCGGTATGCGGGCGGCGGCGCGGGCGGGCAACCCGCCGTCCAAGGGGCGCAAGGAAGAGGACGTGCTGGCGACCGCCCGGTCGCGCATGACCATGGCCATCTCGGCCTACTCGGACAGCCGCGAGGACGAGCTGGACGACCTGCGCTTCATGGCAGGCTCGCCGGACAACCAGTGGCAGTGGCCGCAGGATGTGCTGGCGACCCGCGGCTCGGTGCAGGGGCAGACGGTCAACGCGCGACCCTGCTTGACCATCAACAAGCTGCCGCAGCACGTGCGGCAGGTGACCAACGAGCAGCGGCAGAACCGCCCTGCGGGCAAGGTCATCCCGGTTGACGACAAGGCCGATGTGGACGTGGCTGAGGTCTTCGACGGCATCATCCGGCACATCGAATACATCTCCGACGCCGACGTGGCGTATGACACCGCCTGCGAGAACCAGGTGGTGTACGGCGAGGGGTATGTCCGCATCCTGACGAAGTATTGCGACGAGAACACCTTCGATCAGGACATCATCATCGGTCGGGTGCGCAACTCCTTCAGCGTGTACATGGACCCCAACATCCAAGACCCCACGGGTATGGATGCGGAGTGGTGCTTCATCACGCAGGACATGACGAAGGAGGAGTTTGAGCGCGAGTTCCCGAACGCGGAGCCGATTTCGTCGTTGATGATCCGCGGCGTGGGCGATACGGCCCTGAGCCAGTGGGTCGGCAAGGATACGGTGCGCGTGGCGGAGTATTTCTACAAGGAATACAGCAACGAGACGCTGAACCTGTACCCCGGCAACCAGACGGCTTTTGCCGGTACGCCGGACGCCGAGCAGATGGAACTCCTGGGGGTTCCGGTTGTCCGCACGCGGCAGGTAAGTGTCTGCCGTATCAAGTGGGTCAAGACCAACGGCTACGAGATTTTGGAAGAGCAGGAGTGGCCGGGTAAGTGGATTCCGGTCGTTCGGGCCATCGGCAACGAGTTTGAGGTCGATGGGCGGCTCTATGTCTCGGGCCTTGTGCGTAACGCCAAGGACGCGCAGCGGATGTACAACTACTGGGTGTCGCAGGAAGCCGAGATGCTGGCTCTCGCCCCCAAAGCCCCGTTCATCGGCTACGGCGGTCAGTTTGAGGGCTACGAGCAGCAGTGGAAGACCGCCAACACGACCAACTGGCCGTATCTGGAGGTCAACCCGGATGTGACGGACGGGCAGGGTGCCGCGTTGCCGCTCCCGGCGCGCGCGCAGCCGCCGATGGCTTCCAGCGGTCTGTTGCAGGCCAAGTTGGGCGCTGCGGATGACATCAAGAGCGCCACGGGGCAGTACGACTCTAGCCTCGGCGCTACCTCCAACGAGAGGTCAGGAAAAGCGATTCTGGCGCGTGAGAAGCAGGGCGACACCGGCACGTTCCACTATATCGACAACATCGGTAGACTCGTCCGAGCTGTCACGCGCCAGATCGTTGATTTGATCCCCAAGGTGTACGACACGCAGCGTATCGCGCGCATCGTCGGCATTGACGGGGAGGTTGGGACGGTCAAGATTGACCCGACGCAGCAGGAGCCGGTGCGCAAGGTCATGGACGAGCGCGGCGTGGTGTTGGAGAAAATCTACAACCCGTCTGTCGGCAAGTACGATGTCCGCGTGACGACTGGCCCGTCGTACATGACGAAGCGCCAGGAAGCGATGGAGGCGATGAGTCAGATTCTCACCGCGAACCCTGACCTGTGGCAGATTGCGGGTGACCTCTTCGTGCGCAACATGGACTGGCCGGGCGCGCAGGAGATTGCCAAGCGCCTCGGCAAGATGATTGACCCGAAGCTGCTGACCGACGAGGACGACCCGGCGCTACAGGCTGCGAACATGCAGATGCAGGCGATGGCGCAGGAACTGGACCAGATGCACTCCATGTTGCAGAAGGTCAGCCAGTCGATGGAAGCGCGTGAGCTGGACATCAAGGAGGCGCAGGCGCGTATCCAAGCGTTTGACGCCGAAACCAAGCGCATCAGCGCGATGCAGGCGGGCTTGAGCGAAGAGCAGGTTCAGGACATCGTGATGGGCACGATGCGTGGGATGCTGACCTCGGGCGATCTGGTCGCGCCGATGGTCGAGCAGGAGATGCCCCCGATGATGGAGCCGCCGATTGAGGGGCCGGTATGAAAGCCGCAGAGTTTGTAGGCCATCTGTTCCTTGCCCGTAATGTCGCCCATTCAGTGCATCTGAACACACGCAGTTACGCCAAGCATGTGGCGTTGGGCGAGTTTTATACAAAAGTTATCGACTTGGCAGATAACTTTGCTGAATCTTACCAAGGTCGGCACGGGCTGATGGGCGCTATCCCCGTCCCTGCGGTCCCCAAGGCCAGCAACATCGTGGAGTTCTTGAAAAGCTCGTTGGCTGACATTGAAGCCAACCGCTACAAGTTCTGCGACAAGGACGAGTCGGCTATCCAGAACATCATCGACGAAATCGTCGGGCTGTACCTTTCCACTATCTACAAGTTGAGGTTTCTCGGCTAATGGCCACCTACAACAAGTTCCAAGCCTGGGCTGACACGATGCCGGAGGGGGCAAACCTTGCCACCGACCAGTTTGTCATCGCCCTGTCTAACTCTGCCCCCGTGGCGACGAATAGCGTGTTGGCTGACATCACGCAGATTTCGTACACCAATCTGTCCTCAAGGAACGTCACAACCACAAGCTCGTCGCAGACGGGCGGCACCTACACCTTGGTGCTGGCAGACCTGGTGATGACGGCTTCGGGTGCTGTCGGCCCGTTCCGGTATGTCGTGCTGTACGACGACACCTTGGCGGGCGATCCGCTCGTCGGGTGGTGGGACTACGGCTCGTCCATCACGATGGCGAACGCCGAGACTTTCACCGTGGACTTCACGGGCGCTGCGATAACGCTGTCGTAAGGAGAGAATCGTGGCTGACAATGTAGGCTATACCCCGGGATCTGGCGAAATCATCGCCACCGACGACATCTCCGGCGTCCAATACCAGCGTATCAAGCTGACAGACGGACTTGCCGACTCGGCCACGCCTATGCGCGTGCGAACGAATCATCCGCTTTTTGGCGATGCTGGCGCGGTCGTGCGTCAGGCCCCGGCCGACATCTGGTCTGTGGGTTTCGCCGACACGGCTTCAAGCCTGGTCGCGTCCGAGTTCACCCAGCGGCGGCTCGGCACCGGCATGGGCGTCACGCAGGGCAGCAGCAACCTGCTCATCACGACCGGCACGACGACCAACTCGGAGTTCCTCGCCCGCAGCACCACCTCGTTCCGCGGCGCATTCATCCAGCGCCACAAGACCATCCTCTCGCAGCGCATTGCGAACAACAACTTCGCGGTAATGATGGCTGACTTGGTAGGTGAGGGCTTGTCCTGCACCATCAACAGCGCGACGAGCATCACCGTCACCAAGACGGCGCACGGCTTCACCGCCAACAATGTCGGTCAGTTCATGATGGTCGGCGCGATCAACGGCGCAAACGGTGTGCCGGGTCGTTATGCCATCGCGTCCGTTCCGACCGCCGACACCATCAACTTTACGGTTGCGGGGTGGCCTGCGTCGGGTTCCTGCACGGTTGACCTGTTCGGCTGGAACTACATTTGGACGCAGTACAGCGGCACGACGGCGACCAACGCCAGCGTGGACGCGCAGCGGCGCGGCTGGAATTCGGGCCTTACCACGGCGACCATCAACACGACCGCATCGCCCGGTCATGTGATGAACACCTACGCTGACGGTCGTAATGTCTATTGGTCAGACACGCTGGTAGCGTCTGCCACGGCGCCGACCGTCACAACTCGCGGTAGCCGCATCGAATCGCTACCCGATGACGATGTGGAACTGTATGTTTACCTCTGGGCGTACAACGGCACGACCGCGCCCGCCAGCACGACCACTTGGACAATCGGATTTGTGTCGGTCGAAGACAACGCCAATGTCCCGACCTACATCGCAGGCGCAAGGCCGACTGGTAACGCTGCGCCACTTCCGATTTCTGGCACGGTTGCCGTTTCTGGCACGGTCACGACATCTTTCACGCAACCTGCATTGGTGGCGGGTACTGCGGCGATTGGCGATGTCGGCATCCAGTACCGTGCCAACGCTACGGGTGCGGGTACTCCGACCATCATCAACTCCCCGGCTACGCCAGCGGTGCAGACCATCAAAGGTACGGCGGGGCGTCTGCTCGGCTTTGTACTGTGCAACACCAACGTCGCGGCGCGGTTCTTCAAGGTCTTTAACGCCACCGCCCCGGTGCTTGGAACTACGGCGGCGATATTGGACATTTGCTTGCCGACCAATCAAGTGGTCGAGATTTCGTTTGAGGGCGGCATCGGCTTTGCTACCGCCATCACTTGCGCGGTGACGGGCGGCAAAGGGGCGACGAACAACACCGCCATCACGCTTGATGATGTCACCGGGTTCACACTTCACGCATAAGGGACAGACAGATGAAAGTTGAGCAGTTGATTGAGTTGGCCGAGCGGCGCGTTGCTTACTTGGAGCGAACCAAAGCGGCGGCGTTGAGCATTGGCGATGTTGATGCAGCATCCCGCGCGGACATCGAAATCGCTGAGTCGCAAGCTACGCTAATCAAACTGCGGGCAATCCCTGCGGGCTAAACCATGCTTCTGATCCTGCTGCAAAACCGCACTGCGGGGTCGTACACGCTCGTAGCGGACGGCGGGGTCTATTCGTACAGCGGCAACGATGCCAACCTGATTTACACCACTGCCGGGGCGTTTGTCCTGTCGGCTGACGGCGGGACTTACAGCTACAGCGGCAACGATGCCAACCTGCGGTTCAATCGGGTCTTGGCGGCTGACGGGGGTGTGTATTCGTACACGGGCAACAACGCCAACCTGCGCGTAAACCGAAGTCTTGCAGCCGAAGGCGGTTCGTATACTTACAGCGGCAACAACGCCGACTTGTTATATTCGGGCGGACCCCCTCCCCCGCCTGTGGTGACGGATATATACTTCATAGAGTTGCGTTCCTTTACTGAACGCAGGAGAATCTGACTATGGCTATCAATCTCAAGGCGATTACTTCCTGCATCGGCTACCAGCAGATCACTTCGCTGTCGGCCTCGTCGGCGCTTACGGTGCCTACGGTTGATGCCAACGGCCTCGCCTGCAAGCCGACGCTTGCCATCATCACCCCCGAGACGGCGGGTGTACGGTGGCGCGATGACGGCGTGGCGCCGACCGCAACGGTCGGTATGCCGCTTGCTGCGGGCGTGACGCTTCAGTATGACGGCGACTTATCCCGGGTGCGATTCATCCAGCAGACGGCTGGTGCCATCCTCAACATCAGCTACTACGCCTGAGGCCACCACCATGCCCGCTGTAGCCAACGACGCCGCCGCCTTTGATCCGGTTGACTTCTACACGAAGCAACTGCCCTTGCAGTTGGCGCAGCTTACGGAACTGCGCGACGAACTGCGCAAGCGCCAGGGCGCGCTGACCGCCGCCGAAGAGGCGCTGAAGGACCGCGATGACGCGGCCCGTCTGCTTGCCGACGCCAAGGCCAGCGCCACGCAGATGATGGACGACGCCAAGGCCATGCAGGCCAAGGCTGCGGACAAGAAGCGTGAGCAGGACGCCCGTTCGGCGGCGCTGGATAAGCGCGAGGCCGACCTCAACGCGGCGGCGGTTTCACGTGAAACAGCCCTCGCCGCGCGCGAGCGCGACCTCGCCGTCAAGGAAGCCTCCGTAGTGGCCGCGCAGGCCGCAGCGGAGAGCGCCAAGGCGGCGCTAGAGGCCGACCGGGCCAAGGTCGCAGACAAGCTCCAGGCGCTTCAGTCGATGGCTGCGAGCCTCAAGGGGTAAGCCATGAGCAATCCCATTCAGATTACTTCGCTTCCTGCGGCCACTACCCCGCTTACGGGGTCGGAAATCATCGCCCTTGTGCAAGCCGGGCAGACGCGGCAGGTGCCGCTCAACGATGTGTGGGCGCCCGTTCGCCGTCGTTCGCACGGGGCGGTGTGGGCGACTTCGCTTGGCGGTGCGGTTGTCGCGCCGCTTGCGGCCACGACTGAAATTCCGAGCCGGTGTCAGATTCTCTCGCTCAACATCATCGGGCAGGGCGGCACGGGGGCTTGCGTCATCGACGTTTGGAAGCGGCAGAAGCCGGTGCTTCCGACCGTCGCGCAGTCAATCTGCGCTGCTGCCAAGCCGACCATCACCAGCGGCACTTCGCTGTTTAGCAGCAACTTCACCGGATGGACTTCGACCATCCTTGAGGCTGGCGATCTGGTGACGTTCTATCTTCAGTCTTCCAGCGTCTTTACGGCCATCAACTTTCAGTTGATTGTTGAGGAAACGCCGTGACAACGAAAGCGTGGTTCTTCCCGATCGCTCATGCCAACGACGCCAACTTCAGGGCGTGGGGTTCGGACTTGTCTGCGGCGTTTGCCGAGGTTGGCCTTGTCAAGACCGCCGACACGGGGCAGATTGATTGGGTTACGGTCACGCGACCGGGGATTAGCACTGCCGCAGGGTATGAGATTTGGCGGTATACTGATTCGTCGGTGTTTATGAAGATTGAGTACGGTACTAGCAACGGAGCTGCTGTTCCCGGCGCATGGCTTACGGTTGGGACTGGCAGTAACGGTTCTGGCACATTGACGGGGACGGTATCGGATCGAAGAACCGTAAACTCTAGCGCGTCTTCGCTGAACTCACCGGGAACTAATAGGCAATCGTTTTTGGTATACAAAGACGGGTTTTTTGGCTTTTTGGGATACCGAGATGCGGTAGGCACACCAACTACTGTGCCGCACGTTTTTCTTGCGGTAGCAAAAACTACTGACGCCGCAGGCGTGCAAGACTCAAGAGGCGCGACGGTTTATTGGCGACAATCCGTTAGCAACACTACGCCCGATGTTCAAGCCCTTAATTTTCAAACTGCTACTGCTTTGTCGGTTAACACGGCGGGCAATTTTACGCTTATTCCGATGGCGATTACATCGTCCATCATCGGCGCGGATACGCAGTGTTTCATTCATTGGACTGCGCTGCCACTGGTGTTGCCTAACCCGTATATGGCGACAATTCTCAGTGCTGAAGTTCCGTCCGGCAGCACGTTTACTACAACGCTGGTTGGCACTGCCCCGCGCACTTATGTGGCGTTAGATTCTGTACCGAGGGGTGATTACTCTAACTCAACGGCATACAAACTTGCCATGCTCTGGGAGTAACACATGGCAATGCTTGCAGCGTTCAATTTGGCTACCGCTCCTGCCCAGCCGCAATCGACGGCAAGCCCTATACCCGGCGGTGCTGACCCTTCGGCGTACACCTACTGGAGCATCGTCTTGCCGGTGTCGTATTTGTTCTTCCTTCCCGATCCCGGCACCGGAACCGCATACTAGTTGCGCTTGCACAACAAGTCGCATACTATTAACCCGTACTGGCCCGATTGACCAGGGATTCTAAGGAATCAGCATGTCTGAGACGAATGACCTTGTAGCGGTTGAACCCGCGCCAGAACCGGAAGTCACGGCGACCCCGGTTGCTGATGCTGCCCTTGAGGCAAAGCCGGAGGAAGTGCCTGCCCCCAAGACCTTTACCCAAGAGGAACTGGACGCGGCGGTAGGCAAAAGGCTTGCGCGTGAACGGCGCAAGTGGGAACGCGAGATAGCGGCGAAGGCACCGGAAGCCCCCAAGGCTGACGCGCCGTTGCCGCCGAAGGAAGAAGACCCCGAGGGCTACGCAGAGGCACTTGCCGAGCGTAAGGCCGCGGAACTTCTTGCCAAGCGCGAGGCTGAACGAGAGGCGCAAGAGCGGCTTTCGGCGTATCAGGATCGTGAGGAGCAGGCCCGGGACAAGTACGACGACTTTGAGTCCGTCGTATACAACCCGCAGCTTCGCATCACGAACGTGATGGCCGAAACCATCCAAGCGTCTGATGTCGGCCCGGATGTCGCTTACTACCTTGGTACCAACCCCAAGGAAGCCGAGCGCATCGCCCGTCTGTCGCCGTTCTTGCAGGCCAAGGAGATTGGTCGGATTGAGGCCAAGTTGGCCGCAGAACCGATCCAGACTCGCAAGACAACTGCTGCACCACCGCCGATTCGGCCTGTAACGGCCCGGGCAAGTGGCGCACCGGCGAAGGACACGACCGACCCTCGTTCCATCAAGGACATGAGTACGTCGGAGTGGATTGAAGCCGAGCGTCAGCGCCAGATTCGACTGTGGGAACAGCGCAACCGCTAACCCATTTTTTAGGAGTCCCTTTGTGGCTAACTCACTTCTGACAATCGACATGATCACCCGGAAGGCTCTGGAGATTCTGGAGAACAACCTGGTGATCACCCGCAACGTCAACCGCCAGTACGACGACTCGTTCGCCGTTGAGGGCGCGAAGATTGGTTCGACCCTCCGCATCCGTCTGCCGGACCGCGCGCTGGTGACCGATGGCGCTGCCCTCCAGGTGCAGCAGGACAACGAGCAGTTCACTTCGCTCACCGTGTCCAGCCAGAAGCACATCGGCGTCAACTTCACGTCCGCCGAGCTTGCCCTCCAGTTGGACGACTTCGCGGAGCGCGTCCTCAAGCCGCGTATCTCGCAGCTCGCCTCCAGCGTGG